TAACTCTATTGTTATTTACTCTGGTGCTGATGATCCCGCAACAATGACGTTAAGTGACACTATATCTAATATAGGTTGTGTTAACAGAGATGCCGTGGTTTCTACAGGTAGAGACTTAATATTCTTAGATGACTCTGGTGTACGAAGCCTAGCTAGAACTATTCAGGAAAAGTCAGCACCTATTGGTGATGTTTCTAAGAACGTAAATAATGATATTAAGTCTTTGTTTGCTGCTGAGACAGGGAATATATCTTTACACTATTCGCCACAAGAGGCGTTTGTGTTACTTAACTTCCCAGTTCTTGCGGTAGTGTACGCATTTGATACACGATTCCCATTACAGGATGGTAGTTACAGAGCCACTACATGGTCTTCTATCAGTCCTTTAGCCTTTACTCATACTGTAAATGACAAGATGTACATTGGTGTAAAGGACGGGATAGGTGAGTATAAGACTTACACGGACAATACAGCGAGTTATCAGTTAAGTTACTTTAGCCATCCGTTAAGCTTTGGCAATACTTCTAATCTTAAATTCTTAAAGAAGATTAACTTAACTACATTTGATGGCGCAGAGTCTACTGTAGTTTTAAACTGGGCGTATGATTATTCTGGCGCATATAAGAAACAAGCGTACACATTGCCCCAATCTAACGTGGGTCAGTACAACATATCGGAGTTTAATACGACAGCAGAGTATTCATCTTCTATATCTTTAATTAACAGACAAAAGATTAATGCGTCAGGACAAGGAACGGTAGTAGCGATTGGCGCGGAAACTACAATTGATGGCAAACCCATTGCAATACAAGAGATTAACATTCAAGCCCTTATGGGAAGGATAGTATAAAATGTCTAATTACACTAAATTGACGAACTACGCTGCTAAAGACTCGATGGTCAGCGGTAATCCTGCCAAGGTAATTAAGGGCGTAGAAATTGGAGCAGACTACGATGCCATTGCTGTAGCAGTAAACAGCAAATCTAATAGCGCATCGCCTACTTTTACTGGTACTGTAACGGTAGCTGACTTAACAGCTACTGGTACGGTTAGCTTATCAACTATAGATGGTGGTACTTACTAATGCGATCAATCGAAGATATGCAAAAAATGTTTATGGATAATCGAGGTTTGATTGGTGCGTTGGGCGGTGCAGCAGCGCAGGAAGCTATCATCCGAGATGTCCAGAAATTAGGTGAACAAGACTTACGAACTGTCTATGGTGATAGACCGCCTTCTACTCTTGCGGGTGGATTGATGGGCGAGATAGGCCGTCAGTCTGCATTCAAGCCTTTTACCGTAACTACTCCCACAGGAGGAGCGACTGTATCAGGTGCAGGAGATGTTACTCTTGGCATGACTCCAGAGCAGGAAAGAGTCAGGCAGCAGCTAACAGGGTTTGGCGAACAAGCATTTGGATTCTTGAGTGATCCTGCCCAGAGAGAGACAGAGCAGTCTAATCTTATAGGTATGCTTACACAGTCTCCCGCAGCTAGGTCGGCAAGAGAAGCAGAGATACGCACTGCACTACAGGCTGCACAAGCTCCAGAGCAAGAACGTGCAAGGCTAGGACTTGAGCAAAGACTAGCAAGCCAAGGTCGTCTGGGTGTAGAGACATCTATGTTTGGTGGAACGCCAGAAGGACTCGCATTAGAGAAAGCCATACAAGAGCAGCAAGCACAAAATGCACTAGCTGCAATGACTCAGGCTAGAGATGAGCAAGCACTAACATCATCTCAGACTCTTGCGGGACTACAAGAGATGCGGGGTCGTTCACAACTAGCGGGTGATCTAGGTCTACAAGCCTTACAGTCTTCTTATCTACCGCAACAACAGCTAATCTCTTCGTTGATGCCAGGATTAGAAGCTTCTCGATTAGAATCAGCCCTAAGAACCACAGGTCTAGGACTAGGTGCGGGTCTTGCGGAGTCTACAATGGAAGCACAGCTAGGATATAATACATTGGCTAATGCTTTAAGACAGGCTCAATTCCAAGGTTTGTTTGATTTATTGAAAGGTGAGCAAGAAGTAACTCAGCCAAATCAACTTACTGGTGAATTGAATGAAGCGTTTTTTCAAGCTATAGAAGCGCAAAAAAAACAAAACGCAGAAAAAGCTTTAGGCGCATTTATAACTTAAGGATTTAAAAATGGCTATTAATATACAATCATTATTTGCAGATATTATAAGCACTCCTGAGCAAAGAGAAGACAAGCTCTTAAAGGAAGGTATGCTACAAGGTCAATTGCTTGCCTCTGGACTTAAAGGTCGGGCTGCTAATCTTGCTCCGCTTGCACAGATTGCAGGTCAGCTTGGTGTTCAGCGTCAAGAGAATCTTAAACGCGCAGTACAACCTATGCTTGGTATTGACCCAAGGACTACTGGTGAAAGACTAGAGGAGGCTGTCTCTGGATTAGATATGTCTACTCCAGAAGGTCTTCGAGAAGCTGCATTAGCTATTCAATCTGTTGATCCATTACGCGCTGCTACACTAAGACAAGCTGCGGTAGAAATGAGTCAAGCAAATGAAGATAGAAAAAGAACTGTTGAATTACAACAGCTTCAATTAGAGGAAGCCAGAAGACTTGATGCTGATAGAAAGAAACAAGTAGAAGACAGAGATGCTAATGCTTTGCAATATATAGCAATGGGAGTTCCTCAAGCTTTTGTTAGCGATTATCGCAAGGGAGCATTAAGCGCAAAAGATTTAATAACTGTATGGGGTGAAAAGTTATCAGCAGGGATAGCAGCAAGAAACGCTTTTAAATTTACTTCTTTTAAAGGATCAGATAGAAAAGATGCTGAGTTATTAATTGCAGAATCTGATGAAGCACAAGATTTGCTAAATATGAGAGAAGAGCAAATGCAAATATTTGGAATAAAAATGCCTTGGAGTGGAAACAAGGTTTACACAGAAAGAGATATTCTTGATGAAGCTGCTGTATGGAAAGGATTGCAACCAAGTCTAAGCCCTAGAGAAGCAACAAATCTTGCAATTAAAAATTTACCATTAGGGGGGACAAAAAGCATTATAGGCAATGTAAATCCTAGTTATGCTTCGGTTATTCAACAAGGATATAATGTTGCACAACCTGGAGGAAATCCTGTTGTTAATCCATCAGCACTATCTGGACAATCCACTCAACCAGAATTTAATGCTAGTCAATTATCTACAATAGATTCTTTAGTTGAAGAAGCAGGGCAGTTACAAGCACAAACGGAAAACTCACAGGCAAATATTCCCGCTGAAGTTTCTCAATCTAATGAAACAGTAATGCAACAATTATTAAGAGGCGTTCTCCCTCAGTATGGAGCAGTTAGAAATACTATAGAGGGCTTAGATTCTCAAGTTAGTTCTGGGCTAGAAAACGAAGCAAGACAAGCGCAAAATTATTTTAATACATTGGATGAAGAATTAGGAGCTAGCCCAACAAGTGGCGGAGCTTCTGCTTCTGATTACCTTGAAGCAATTAAAACATTAAATTTTCCAGGTATTGATTTTGCTACAGAGCAAGTTCCTGCAATGACAAAAAATATTGCAGGAATTTTTAAAAGCCTTATAGATACTCTTTCATCAGTAGAAAATATAAAGAAAGTTACTAATGAAGGAATAGACGTAACGCTTTATGGCACAGGAAAATTAATAGAGTCTTTAGTTAACGGTCAATCTGTTGGAGAAAAAGAAATAAACCAAGTTAAAGAAAATATTAAAAAGTTAAAATCTAGTTTAGGAAAAATATCTGCTCCAGATAGAAAAATAGTAAACGAACAAATTAAAAAGTTAGAAGAATTTGTATTAACTAATGCAGGTAATTTGGCAGGAGCATTTTTAGACTAGAGGTTTATATGGCTGATCTATCACTTTTAAGTAAAGAAGATCTGAACGCATTGGCTTCAAGAAACATTGATGCGATGTCTCCAGAAGGCAAGTCTATGGTTTTGTCTGAGATAAATGCTGTTTCAAATAATAAAGAAGATGAAAACAAAGAGCTGCAAGAAGATCCCTTGGATGAGATTAGCATTGCCAGAAAAATTTCTTATGGTTTTGAAAAAGGAAAGTCAGATGTTGGGTTGTTGTATAGAACCTTACAAGTAAAAAATAATCTTGGACAATTTTCTTTTGGCAAAAACGGAATTGAATACAAAACACAAGCACAAGCTTACGGGCCAAACTTTGTTAACGCTTCTCCAGAAATAAAAGCAGAGGTTTTAGCAAGGCTAGATGATAAAGAGCTTGCAAAAAATTATCCTATTTTATCTCAGCAAGAAAGTCCAGGAGGATGGGCTGCGGTTGGATCTTTTGCAGGATCTTTGTTTTCTCCTACAACTTTAATTCCTATAGGTGCAGCAGGAAAAGTTAGCATGAAAGCATTGGCTGCGGGTGGAGCAGCATTTGGTGCAGAATACAATATACTCGATCAACTTGCTTCAACAGCTAAAGTAGATCCAAAACAAGTAGCTGCCGTTGCGGGTATTTCTGCTATTGCTACTCCCGCAGTTGCTAAAAGTTTGAGTGTCTTAGGAACTGGTATAGCATCATCATTAGCAAAAAGATCTGTACCAAAAGAACAAGTTAAAGCAAACGATATAATGCGTGAGGCTCAATTAATTATTAATGAACACGTTGCGTTACTTCCAGAAGGACAGGTAGATTCTAGAGCCGTTGTTAAAGATGTTCTTCCAAAAATACAAAAGAAACTTGGACTTACTGAACAAGAATTAAAAAATGCACAAGTTACTTCTGACATAGAAGTTAGAATTCCTGGCAGTAGATCTATGGCATTGTCACAGATTAGCGATCAAGCGCAGTCATTAAATCCTTTTACTGCATCTAATGTAGTTACTAAATCATTAAGAGATTTTGTTGGTGTGTTGTCTACTGATATATCAAGGATTAGCTCTGTTGTAGGCGGTAGGCTTAAAAAACATGACGCAGCAGTAGGAATTAAAACAGCAAACTACAACAAAAGAGTAGAGCCTTTTATTAAATTAATGCAAACCTTGCCGTCAAAAGAGTTAAGTCAAGTTAACAGACATTTAGTTAGCGAAGATTTTAACGGAGCAAAAGCCATTCTTTCTAGGTATGACAATAACGCCTCAACAATAGTTGACGATACACAAAAAGTCTTAAAGGATATAGAAGACGATTTAAGAGAATCAGGATTTAAGTTTGGAAAAATAGAAAATTATTTTCCTGCAA